AAGTTCAGCACACAGGTGTGGTCCCCTTCCTTAAAAAATTTGAGTCAACTGTCAGATGCTGTACGCAAAACGGTATCCGAGGAGGATCAGCTACTGTCCACTTTCCTATCTGGCATCAGGAAATCCAAGACATCCTCGTCCTCAAAAACAACAAAGGAACAGAAGACAACCGAGTCAGAAAACTCGACTACAGCATCCAGTTAAGTGAACTCTTTTATCAAAGGTTTATCGACAATAAGGAAATCTCGTTATTTTCGCCTCATGATGTTCCTAACCTTTATGCGAGTTTTGGGACCGCTAAGTTTGATGACCTTTATCGTAGCTATGAGGATGATGAATCCATCCCCAGAACCACAATTGGAGCACAAGAACTCATCCTTGACCTCCTTAAGGAGCGAGCAGAGACAGGTAGAGTTTACATAATGAACATTGACCATTGTAATACTCACTCTTCTTTCAAAGACAAGATAGAGATGAGTAACTTGTGTCAAGAAATTACTCTACCCACTCTTCCTATTCAACATATTGATGATCATCTAGGTGAGATTGCACTTTGTATTCTATCAGCAGTTAATGTTGGTACAATTAGAAGTGATGAGGAATTGGAAGAGTTGTGTGAGTTATCTGTTCGTGGATTGGAGGAGTTAATAGATTATCAAGAGTATCCTGTATTAGCAGCAGAACAGGCCACAAAAGCACGTAGAAGTCTTGGGGTAGGATTCATTGGTCTTGCACATTATCTTGCTAAACTTGGATACAAATACGACTCTCAAGAAGCATGGGATGCTGTTCATGGACTTGCAGAGTCATTCCAATACTATCTTTTGAAAGCATCTAATAAGATTGCACAAGAGAAAGGTCATTGTGAGAACTTTGGACGTACCAAATATGCCGATGGTATACTACCAATTGATACATATAAGAAGGACGTAGACGAGATTTGTTCTCAACCTTTACAACATGACTGGGAATCTCTTAGAGCATCTATCAATGAGTTTGGGTTACGGCACTCAACACTGTCGGCACAAATGCCTTCGGAGAGCAGTTCCGTTGTGTCAAACGCTACCAATGGAATCGAACCTCCTAGAGACTACTTGTCCATTAAGAAATCAAAGAAAGGGCCTCTTAAACAGGTGGTTCCACAATTTGGATCTTTGAAAAATAATTATACTTTGTTATGGGATATGGAAAATAATACTGGATATATTAATATAGTTGCTGTAATGCAGAAGTACTTTGATCAAGCGATCAGTGGTAATTGGAGTTATAATCCAGTACACTATCCTAATAATGAAGTACCAGTGTCAGAAATGGCAAAAGATCTTCTTACAACTTATAAGTTGGGTTGGAAGACATCTTATTATCAAAATACTCATGACCAAAAGAGTGATGAGATGGAACCTGCTCATCCTATGGGATGGCATGATGATGTTCAGCAGGACAAAGTATCTGCTTTAATGTCAGAACTAGAAAATGCTGATGAAACGGAGTGTGAATCCTGTGCAATCTAACGTGAAAGGCATGACAGTATTTAATACTGATCAGGTTGATTATAAAAAGCAACCTATGTTCTTTGGCAAACCTTTGGGTGTCCAGAGATATGATTCTTATAAGTATCCTACTTTTGATAGGTTAACTACTCAACAGTTAGGATACTTCTGGAGACCTGAAGAGGTGTCCTTACAGAAAGATAGAGCAGATTATCAAACATTAAATGAAGTTCAGAAGCACATCTACACCAGCAATCTTAAGTACCAGATCATGCTGGACTCCGTACAAGGTCGTGCTCCTGGTATGGCTTTTATACCTTACTGCTCTCTACCTGAGTTAGAAGCATGTATGGAAGTGTGGGGTTTTATGGAAATGATTCATAGTAGATCCTATACATATATCATTAAAAATATCTATTCTGATCCTTCTGAGGTATTTGATACTATCATTAGAGATGAACGTATTCTAGAACGTGCTAAGAGTGTGACAGGTGCTTATGATGACTTCATTAATGAAGCACAGCAGTGGGGTCAGAGTAATTTGTGGAGAGGTATGGATAAGTCATTAGACACATCCTTACCTGTTTTAGAGATGAAAGAACTCAAACGTAAACTTTATAGGGCAGTTGCTAATGTTAACATCTTGGAAGGGATACGCTTTTATGTTAGTTTTGCTTGCAGTTTTGCATTTGGTGAACTTAAACTTATGGAAGGGTCAGCTAAGATTATATCGCTCATTGCCAGAGATGAAAATCAACACCTTGTCCTCACCCAAACCATTCTAAAGTATTGGAGAGAGGGTGATGATCCTGAAATGAAACAGATCATGGAGGAAGAGGAGGAGTGGACCTATAAGCAGTTTGATCTATGTGTGAATGAGGAGAAGAAATGGGCAGAGTATCTCTTTAGAGATGGTAGCATCATAGGATTGAATGACAAATTATTGTTTCAATATGTTGAGTGGATTGCCAATAGGCGTATGAAGATGATAGGATTGAAGCCCGTTTATGATATTCCTGCACGAAACAATCCATTACCTTGGACACAACATTGGATTAGTTCCAAAGGTCTTCAAGTAGCACCTCAAGAAACTGAGGTCGAATCTTACGTTGTTGGTGGCATCAAACAAGATGTCAACAAAGATACTTTTGCTGGTTTCTCATTATGACAAAAAATTACGACGATTCTAATTGGCGTGAAGAGATGAAGGGATACACTTCTAACAAACTTCAGTTAGAGATGTTGGATAGTGGTCCTAAGAGTCTTGCTCAATCATGGATGATGGGTGCATTGTATAACAAGTGGAAAAAGATGAAGGGTTATAGTGACCCACCACCACCTGATTGCTCATCCTCACTCAAAGAGTGGGAAGAAAGCATCAAAAAACATACATCTTAACATGCCTACTACCATCAAATTCACCATCACACAAGACGGTACTGTTACTGAAGAAGTACAAGGAGTTAAGGGAACACAATGCGAATCCCTAACAAAAACCATAGAAGATAAACTTGGTATTATCGAAAACCGTATACATACTCCAAGCTTCTATCAGAAAGGAGAAGTGGATGTTGAAGAATTTACTCACGACTCGGAGTGTGCTTAATGTCTCATTTTACTAAGATCCAAACCAAGTTAAAGGATAGACCTGCTTTAGTAGAAGCATTAAATCTTCTTGGACATTTTCCTGAAGAGCAAAAGGAATTAAAAGTTACTGGGTATCATGGTAAAGGACATGAGACTGTTACTGCTGATATAGCAATAGCAAAAGATTCTGGTTTCAAATGGAATGAAACTACAGGAACTTTTGAATTAGTTGCTGATGTTCAGACATGGGATATGAATATTCCCATTACTAGGTTTCTTGATAAACTTACACAACAGTATGCAAGAATGTTAGTACATAGTACAGTTAAAGAGATGGATGGATTTGAAGTACAGGAAGAGTGGGAGATGGATAATAATAGTATAGAGATAACAGTGACTAGGTGGGACTAAATAGGGGTATGACAATGAAGATTATGAAATGGTTGAAGAAGGAGTTTACGAAAACCCCTGGTTATATGAGGGTAAACCTTTCACTACTGACGATATTGGCGATTTCTTCGGTTTCGTCTACTGCATTACTAATATCCAGTCGGGTAAACGATACATCGGCAGAAAATATTTTCAACAAAAACGTAAGCCTAGAGGTGGTAAGAGAAGGGTTACGTCTGAGAGTGACTGGAAAAGATACTATGGAAGCTCTAACGAGCTTAGTGCAGATAGAAAGTTACTTGGAAACGCAGCGTTCAAGAGAGAAATCTTATCGCTCCATACCAGACTCGGAGATGTAAACTTTGAAGAGACTAAACAGTTGTTTCTTCACAATGTCCTAACAGAAACTCTTGACGGAAAAACCCCTTTATATTACAATAGTAATATCTTAGGACGCTACATGCGTAAAGATTATTTTAAACCTAAACAATGAACATCTTTTTAGACACTGCTGATTGCCAACAAATTCAAAAGTACTATGGTACTGGATTGATTGATGGTGTAACAACTAATCCATCTCTTATTATGAAGAGTCATCGGAAACCTGATGATGTCTATCAAGAACTTAAGGATATGGGTTTGACTGACATTAGTATGGAGGTTGTTGCAGATAGTGTTATTGATACACTAAGAGAGGCTCATCGTTTATATGAACTCTTTGGAGACGTAACAACTATTAAAGTACCATGTACTCCTGATGGATTACAAGCATGTCATGAACTTGCCAAGGAAAATATTAGAGTAAATGTAACTCTTATATTCTCTCAGGTACAAGCAATCCTTGCTGCTAAGGCAGGTGCTGCATATGTTTCACCATTTGTAGGTAGAGTAGATGACAATTCATTTGGTGGTCTATGCTTAGTAAAAGATATTGCTAAGGTATTCAGAGAGCATATGGTAAGGACTCAAGTTCTAGCAGCTTCTCTTAGAGGTGTGAGAGATGTTGGTAGAGCATTTGAATATGGTGCAGATATCGTTACGATGCCTGTAGGTGTATTTGAAAAATGTTATAATCATATTCTTACCGATAAAGGTCTAGAATTGTTTAATAATGATTGGCAATCTGTTCAAGCATTAAATGAGAATCCATCTCTGGTATAGTACAGACTTAAAAGTGTGGCGTTGGTGCGTCACAGATCGTAGGCCTTACATTTTACCTGACAGGCAGGAAACTGGTGAGGCCAAAGAATTAGATGATGCAATGGATGCTATTAAGAAGATATCAAAAAAATGGATAGGAAAAGAAGAACCCAATGCAGGGTGGTTTGGAGCTTAGAAAAATGGTAAAAGTAAGATGCCGTTCATGCGGTAAAGAGATAGAGGGACATTCCCATCAGACAAGATGCTGTGGTTGTAGTAATATGACCACAGTAACAGGAGATAGTATCAGTGCTCGTGATATGTCAAAGGTAATGATCGTGTCTCATGGACATTCCGCAAACAGAAAGGATTCTTTTACTTCTCAAGACTTGGAATGGCAAGAGCAGAGGAGGAAGAGAAAGGTTAAGAAACTTAACTTTGAGGTGAGATAATCTAAAGAGGACATTAAGAATATACATAATTATACGAGACTATGTTATAGTATCAACACACATCACCATAAAACTATGATTAACTTAGACGAGCGATACCATTCTTACTTAGACGGAAGCAAGAAGATGAGAATAGATGGTGTTGAAGAAAGAGTTAAGGCATATGGTTGGCACTGTGATGGTAATGATATTAAAGGACATTA